TAGTTTTTAATTATTAATAAATATATCTGTGCAAAATGATTAAGAAATTTCTAGGGGGTACGCAGGGGGCAGGGGGGGTGGTGGTGTAGGTACATATAGCAATACCAGAAAATCCCAGGTACCCCTGTAAACCAGTTATGGGGGTAAATTATTCTGGCCTTATCCCGTGGAATTCCCTAGGGGGTAAATATATATCTACCTAAATAATATATATATGGCCCCCCTGGTGGGTACCTATGTACATTATACACCCCTCTAGCCATTTTGTCAAGAGTAACTTTAAATAAAAATAAAAATAATTAAAAATAGTACTTGACAAAATGATATTTATCACTATAATATATATAACTATAAGCTTTTGTAAATCAAAGGGACACACACGTTTAAAAATATCATATGGATATAAACAAGGTCATCACTGATTTACAACTGTAAGTAATCTCCTAGGGATTACTAACTAACAAGGATAACTATATGGCTAAAAAAGAATCAAGACTTAAGAAACTATTCTCTCAACCTTTGTTTCCCAAAGGAACAGGTGGAATATTTCCTAAGTACGATAAAGCATTAAAGAAAAAACAAATAGAATCATTGGAAGATGATCTAATTGGTACTACATCTGCTGTAGGTACCAAGAGATCTCCACGAGCTGCTGGTGCAGAAAAAATGTCTTTGACTAAATCTAAATCACCTAGAGCTGCTGGTGCAGAAAAAATGGAACCAACTATGACTTCATTCTCAAAAGCTTTTCAAGAAGCTAGAGAAGCAGGAAAAAAATCATTCACATATGATGGTAAGCAGTTTGCTGCGGTTACTAAACAAGAAGTTGAAGATAAAGGTTTTGATTCTTTAAGAGATTATCTAAATGCACAATTCAAAAATAGAATTGACTAAAAAAGCACTAGAGTTACCTTTTAGTGAATTCATGGAATTAATAAATGCAAGAAACGGATTCTTCTATAATAACAAGTCCAAAGCGAAGCTTAACAGATACTCAAGAAAAGTTTCTAGAGGCTCTATTTGGAGAAGCAAAAGGGGATCCTAAACGAGCTGCTGAAATAGCAGGCTATGCACCAACCTCATATCCAAAGGTTGTACGGAATTTAAAAAAAGAGATTATTGAATTAGCAGAAACTCACCTGTCTACCTACTCTGCTAAGGCAGCATCTAAAATGGTAGATCTCTTAGAAGAAGATGGCACGACTCCACACGCCAATATTCGATTAGCTGCTGCCACACAAATTCTTGATCGTGTAGGAATAACTAAAAAAGATCAATTAGATATTAATATGAAATCTCTACACGGAATATTTATATTACCAGCAAAAGATGGAACCGATAAAGATCAAGAGAAGAGCTAGAACAATTCCTTTTGGATTTAAAGAATCAAGTGATCCAAATTATATTGAACCAGTTAAATCAGAATTAGAAGCATTAAAACAAGCTAAAGAATATTTAAAGACTTGTTCATATAGAGAAACAGCTAAGTGGCTACACAGAGCAACAGGAAGATACATTTCGCATGTCGGACTTAAAAAACGAATCATCAATGGTATTACCGCCAAGGCCCAAGAAAACACCGAAGCAGAAAGCCAAGAGATCAGCGAAAGAGATATTAGAGAGAACTCGTAAGAAAGTTGCTACAGCAGAGCAAGCGTTACGTTCTGCTAAACGTCATGCGGAAAATGTTAAGAGTAAACTGTTAACTATAAACGAAGCATTAGACGGAAAAGAAACAAAGCTACTTACTGAAGATATAATCGAGAGTGCTCCTCAAGCAATACAAGAGCACATAAAAGGTCAAGAAATAATTTTTAAACCTAATGAAGGTCCACAAACACAATTTCTTGCAGCTTCTGAAAGAGAAGTATTTTATGGCGGAGCTAGAGGTGGTGGTAAATCATATGCGATGTTGGTTGATCCACTTAGATATTGTCAGAAGACAAATCATAGAGCACTCCTAATTAGAAGGACAATGCCTGAGTTACGAGACTTAATTCAAAAGTCTCAGATGTTATACTCAAAAGCATTTCCAGGAGCCAAATGGAGAGAGCAAGAAAAAGAGTGGCGATTTCCCTCGGGAGCAAAGATAGAGTTTGGTTACGCAGAAAACATGCAGGACGTTTTACGTTACCAAGGTCAATCGTACACATGGATAGGAATAGACGAACTTCCACAATATCCTTCGCCAGATATATATAATTTTTTAAGGTCATCTTTACGATCAGTTGACAAAGAGATTCCTGTATTTATGAGAGCCACAGGAAACCCAGGTAACGTAGGATCAAGTTGGGTACGAGAAATGTTCGTAGAACCAGGTGAACCTAACAAATCATTTGAAGTAAAGATAAATACACCTGCTGGAGTTAAATCAATTACAAGAAGATTTATACCAGCTAAGTTACAAGATAATCCGTACTTGATGCAGACTGATGATTATTACATCATGCTTGCATCTTTACCAGAAGTACAACGAAAACAATTTTTAGATGGAGATTGGGATGCATACGAGAACTCAGCGTTTCCTGAATTTAATAAGATCACACACGTGGTGGAACCCTTTGAGATACCTAGAGGTTGGTATAAATTTAGGGCTGCAGACTGGGGCTATTCTTCTCCTGCTTGTGTGTTATGGTTTGCAGTTGATTATGATAATAATCTTTGGATTTATCGAGAACTTTACACATCTAAAGTTACGGCTGACAAATTCGCCAGACAAGTATTAGATTTAGAACAAAGCGAATATATACAGTACGGAGTATTAGACTCTAGTACTTGGGCAAGACGAGGTGATGTAGGACCAAGTATTGCTGAGACAATGATTCAACAAGGCTGCAGATGGAGACCTTCTGATCGTTCACCACGAAGTAGAATTAGTGGTAAGTTAGAAATACATAAAAGATTAATGCTTAAGGATGAGCAACCTGGTATTAGAATTTTTTCCAATTGCAGAAATTTAATTAAAACCCTAAGTGCTCTTCCAGTAGATAGCAGCAATCCTGAAGACGTAGATACTACTGCAGAAGATCACGCATACGATGCATTAAGATATGGTTGTATGAGTAGACCAACACATCCTGGTTACGCAGAAAGGTTCAAACCAATCCTTTCGGATTTTACACCAGTAGATAGAAAATTTGGTTATTAATTAAATAGGAGAAATAAACTATGCCGATGGTAGGAAAGAAAAAATTCCCATACACAAAAAAGGGAAAAGAAGCAGCTAAGAAGTACGCTAAGAAAACTAACAAAAAAATGAAAGCAAAATACTAGTATGCCTCTAAGTAAAAAAGGAACTAAGATTAAAAAAGCTATGACAAAGCAATACGGTAAGAAAAAAGGTGAATCCGTATTCTATGCCATGGAAAAATCTGGTAAGCTAAAAGGTGTCAAGAAAGCTAAAAATACCAGAACTAAATAACAAAAATTTTCCATATCCTCTAGTAAAAATATATTGGGAGGATATTGTCAGTAATAATAGCTGGGAAGATATTATAGATATTAAGAAATCTAAAACGGCAATATGTTGTAGCATTGGATGGTTGGTTACACAAAATTCTAATGTTACAATCATAATGTCCGATTTTAGTTTTGAAGACAATAATCAAATAAAGCAAGGTGGTAACTATACAACCATACCAACCAAAAATGTTTTATCAATTAAAAAATTTAAAATATAGGTATCACTATGGCTAAAAAGAAAAAAGAAAAATCAATCGAAGATATCATTGAACATATAAGAGACGATCTGGACGAATTAGAACAGAAAGTTTTAGATACATCTGAATTAGAAGAAGGTAATGGAAGTTTAGATGAAAGTGATTTTGAAGATGAAGATGAGGAGGAATAATGGAAATTAATTTTGATATTAAAAATAAAGTTAAACAAGGCGAATTAAGTGAAGCTTCTGATGGCAAACAGCCAAACAGAGAATCAGTTAATATTGACTTTAAAGAACATGCTCCAGGTAAATATGAAGCAGATGTTGTTCTAAAGAAAATTGATTATCCTACTAAATCTGGTTCTGAACACATTCAGCAATCATTATTTAGTATGGCTGATGAAAAGGATTATTAATGGATAAGAAAATACAAAAAAGAAATCCTATTCACGAGATAGATCCAACGCTTACAAAAGATAATAAGTTTGTAGGTGCTGGTAAACTTATGCAAAGCGTAGGTTCAAAGCTAATAGAAAAAACTATTGGCAAATTTGGTAATCGTGCTATGGATCAATTAAATCCTGCACAACCAAAAACTTTAAATAAAATTAAAGGTTGGGCTAAAGCTATTATGCCTGGTGTTGTAATTGAAGGTAAAAAACAATATACTGATTATAAAGCAAAATCTAAAAAACAATACGGACAAACTGATCTGTTAACAAAGGGAGACTAATAACATGATGAATAAGATTAAACACGGAGAATTATCTTCTGCTAATGAAGCTAAGCTTATGAGAGGCAAATTGGAAATAGATCCAAATGCTAAAGTTAAGCATGGTAGCGTAGCAGGTGATGGTAAAGATAAAAAAGGTAAATCTAAATCCAAAGTTGATCCAGCTATTTTTAAAATGGCAGACCAAAAAGATTACTAAATTATAAATGGATGATAATAATAAAAAGCTTGGGTACGAAGGAGCTAGTCATCCTCTAGTTGGTTATATAAAAAATAAATTTCAAGAATCTGAAACATCGAAGATATACGATGAAAAAAGATGGTTGAAAGCTTATAGAAACTATAGAGGAATCTATGGTCCAGAAATGGCTTTTCGTGATAGTGAAAAGTCAAGAGTTTTTGTTAAAGTAACAAAGACTAAAGTTCTTGCTTCATTTGGGCAAATCATTGAAGTATTATTTTCTCAAGGAAAATTTCCTTTAGGAATTAATCCAACTCCAGTTCCAGAAGGAATTGATGAATATGCTCACGTAAAGAATCCACAAGAACAACCAAGTCAAGAGCCTGAAAGTCCATACGGATTTCCTGGTGATGGAAAACAAATTCCAGCAGGTGCTACTGCAAATGATTTAATACAATCAATTGCACAAGATTATAAATCTGTAGGAATGAATAGTGGTCCATCTCCAACTGGTACTCCACAGATTGAGCCTGCTAAATTAGCAGCTGAAGCTATGGAAAAATTAATTCATGACCAGCTTGAAGAAAGTAAAGCAATAACTATATTACGTCATGTATTCTTTGAAATGGCTTTATTAGGTACTGGAATACTTAAAGGTCCATTTACTGATGCTAAAACATATCACTACTATAATACTGGTGAAGATGAAGAAGGTAATGAAGTTAGAGTACACGAAGCAAGAACTAAATCTATACCGTCAGTAGAAGCAGTATCTTGTTGGGATTTTTATCCAGATCCAAATGCTACAAATATAAATGATTGTGATTATGTAATTCAAAGACATTCATTTAATAGACATCAACTAGAAGCATTGAAGGACAAACCAATGTTTAATAGTGAAGCAGTTGAAAGATGTTTAGAAGATGGTCCAAATTATCAAGTTAGAGGATATGAATCATCTTTATATGATAGAGAAAATATTACAAGTGTTTATAAAAATAGATTTGAAGTTTTTGAATATTGGGGATCAATAGATAAAAAATTTGCAGACGAATGTAATGTATCTTATGAAAGTGATTCTGATGTAGTACACATTAATGCTTGGATTTGTGGTGGACATATATTACGAATGGTTGAAAATCCATTTACACCAAAGAGAATTCCTTATTTAGTTTGTCCATATGAATTAAATCCTTATCAGTTTTTTGGAATAGGTATTCCAGAAAATATGGAAGATTCACAAACAGTTATGAATGGTCATGCAAGAATGGCAATTGATAACTTAGCACTAGCAGGTAACTTAGTATTTGATGTTGATGAAACTATGTTAGTGCCAGGTCAGGATATGAAAGTTTATCCTGGTAAAATTTTTAGAAGACAAAGTGGTCAAACTGGTCAAGCAATACACGGAGTTAAATTTCCTAATACTGCAATTGAAAACTTGCAAATGTTTGATAAGTTTAGACAACTAGCTGATGAATCAACTGGTATTCCTTCATACTCACATGGAACTACTGGTGTTCAATCAACTACAAGAACTGCATCTGGTATGTCAATGTTAATGGGTGCAGCTGCATTAAGTATTAAAACAGTTATTAAAAACATTGACGACTACTTATTAAAACCACTCGGTGAAGCATTGTTTCATTGGAATATGCAATTCAATGATGATGCTCCAAATGTTAAAGGTGATCTGGAAGTTAAAGCACAAGGAACTTCTTCTCTAATGCAAAAAGAAGTTAGATCACAAAGACTAATTACATTTATGCAAACTGCATCTAATCCTGCACTTGCTCCATTTGTAAGATGGCATACTTGCTTAAAAGAAATTGCTAAGTCTTTGGATATTGATCCAGATCAATTAATTAATGATCCAGAAAAAGCTGCGATCTATGCACAAATAATGGGAATGGTAAATGGAACTCAAAATAATACAGCCTCTGCTAGAGGACAAAATCAAATGGCAACAACTGGACAAGTACCTGTCGGAGCTTCAGCAACAGATTTATCGGGAGCTGGAGGTGGCAACATCGGAACAGGTGGTATACCGATGCCAGGGGAAGCTGGCTTTAGTGCGTCAACTCAGGAACCTACAGGAAGCGAATAAACGAAGTAAAGAATAATGGCACTTTCACTAATTAGAAATAATCTTGGAAATTACTTTTTAGATACTGCTGATACGCAAGCATCACCAGTAACTAAAAAATTACCTTCTGAGTTTGAGGCATATCTTGGAGGCCAAAAAACAGAACTAGTTGGTGGAACTACATTAGGTGCACAAACACAACAAATATTAGAAAGAGAAGCACCAGGACAATTTAATTTAGAATACGATCCTGAAACAGGACAATATAAACAAAAAGGTGAAGTTACTGGAGTTCAAACACAACAGTTTAAACCTATAACAAGTTTAGAAACTGGAACAAGTCAAGCTGTTCAACCACAACAAACTGCTTTAGAAAAAGTACAAAGTATTATTTCAGCAACTCCATATAAATCTGGAATGCCAGATATAGATGTAAGTCAATTAGCTGGTATGTTTAGTCCACAGCAAATGTCTACTAAACAACAGTTATTAAATACTGTATTAAGTGCTGGTTCAGATATTGCTACAAGTTATATACTTGATAAAATGGGTATTGGTGGTGGAGGAATTCCAAGTGGTGCAATTTCAGCAACTGCTTTAAAAGGTGGAGCATATCCTGGAACTACTTATATCACACCAACCCAAGCTGGACTTGGTGGAGCTGCCGCAGCAGCAATTGGAACTTTATTAGCTGGAGGTTCTGCTAAAAAAGCTGCAAAAAAAGGTGTAACAGTTGGTGCTGGAACAGCAATAGGAACAGCAGTTGGTGGCCCAGTTGGAGGAGTTGTTGGTGGTATTATTGGAGATGCTATTGGTGGTGGTAAAATAGTTTGTACTATGATGAATGAATCATATGGATTTGGAAATTTCAGAAATAAAATTTGGTTAAAACATTCACAAAACTTAGCAAAAGAATATGAAATTGGTTATCATACATTATTTTTACCATTAGTTAACTTTGCTAAAAAAGAAGGTAAAGTAAATAAAATTATTAAAAAAATATTAGAACATATTGCAATACATAGAACTATAGATATTAGACAGGAGATGAGAGGTAAAAAACATTTACTTGGAAGAGTTTATAGAAAAATATTAGAACCAGTATGTTATATAACAGGAAAAATTAAGCTATGGCTATAGGTGCTAAAGGACAAGTTACTACAACAGGTATGATGGGAGAACAACCAAAAACACCTGCTGCTCCAGATTTAAGAGCTTTAAGTGCTGGACAAAAACAACAACCTAAACAACAACCACAGCCGACTCCACAACCTGAAGCTAATCCAATGGAATTAGAATTTGCTGAAAGAGCAAAAACTTTAACTGATGAGGATAAATCAGCACTACAATCTGTTTTATCCCCATCTGTTAGAACTGCATTAGGTAAAATTTTACCAGAATTTAAACCAGTAATGGATCAATTTGGTAGTCAAGAGCCTAATGTAATTATACCTTTATCAACTGTAAAATCATTTGCAATGAAAAGGTATGGTGGACAAGATGAACAAGAAGCAATCAATAACTTTATGACTGACATTCTTGCTGATTCAATGCCACAACAACAACAACCGATGGAACAACAACAACAACCTGTGCCACCTAGACAAGGTTTAATGTCTAGCCCACAAACTTAAAAAGTTTCTGAGCTACCCTTATCCATAA